GTGTCGAAGAAGGTCGCGCTCATAATCCACTGCGCACCGTTGCGAGCGTAGAGCGGGAGCCGACCCAGAACGCCGTGGAAGTCGCTGAGGACGATCTCGCTGTAAGCGTTGCCGGTCGCGACCTGAAGCCCCTTGATGCTGGCAATCGTGGCGTCAACGTCGCGAAGCTTCTGCCGAACGCCAGTCATCCCGCCATACGTGCTGGTTCCGTCGCCGTTGAAGTAACATTCGTCTTCCTTCTGCGAGAAGGCGTAGGCGATTTCACCGGCGAGGTCGTCACCAATCGAAATCATTGCATCCTCGTTCAGCTCCGAACTCCACAGCGTGAGCGCAGCCAGCTTCTTGGCAACCAGGTTGATCTGATCCCAAGTCTTGTCGCTGTTGGTGATCGTAGCAGCCTCACCAACGAAGTAGGCCGTCAGACCACCCACACGGCGGGGAATGGTCAGCGTATCGGAGGACATCGGGACAACCCGCGCCACCTGACGGGCCACGCCGTAGGTCTCACGAAGGTCGATGATGTCCGTCGAGAACTCCGGTGGGACCAGGTAGCCGCCGAGGTAGTTGGTGCCCTCGCTCAGGGCTTTGGTCTGGATGCCGTTCTGATCGCACCACTGCTTGCTGGCAGGATCTCCGACGACGGCTCCCTTGAACCACTTGCCGAAGCGGTAGGCCCGTTCATCAGCATTGCGACCGGCGACCGTGCCCTTGAAGTTCTTGACCTTGCTCACCCGCGAGAACTCGATGGTCGGCGCGGGGATCGTGTTGTCCGCCTTGGTTGAAGGCGTCCCACTGTGGCTATACGTGATCGCGTTTGACTTCATTGCCTCGATCTCCTCGAGCTGCTTGACCTCGGTCTGCAGCGTGGCGATCTGCTCGTTTCGGCTCTTGATCTCCGTCAGCTTGTCGGCGGGGATCGCGGTCACATCCGGATGAGCGTCGAAGGCGGCTTTCTGCGCCGTCTTCAGGCCATCCAGCTCAATCAGCTTTTCCTGAAGTTTCGTCATAATGCTCCTATGCTATCTGCAGTTTGAGAAATTCAACATAAAGGGTTTTGGCATCCTGGCCATACTCCATTTCAGGCTTGCCTGGCTCGTCGTCCTCATCGTCGCCCTTGGGCTTGTTGCCCAGCTCCTCCGCCATTTTGCGAAGGCGGCCACAGGCTTTCTCGAGGTCGTCGGCCATCTCCGCGCACATTGTGCCGTGCGTTGGAGAACCCTTTCTGCCTTGCGATTTGCGGAGTTCGGAGATTTCCTTGATCCGCGTTTCGAGTCCCTCAACCGCAGTCAGCACGGCGCGGGAATGCTCAGCGAACGTCAAACCAGTCAGCGATTTTGCGTCCATGATAATTGCCTTATCGTTTGCCGGTACGGTGACCGGGGAGTATTCGTACAGTTTGAGCTTCTTCAAGAGATAGACCACATCGCGATCCTGCTCATCGAACGTGGCCAAGATCGACATCTGCTTTTCCACCGGTAGGCCATAAGCGGCCACCGTTCGGGCTAAGCCAGCGCGATCCACGGCCTCATAATCGTGCACCTGATATCCGATTGACAGCCGCTTGACGACGCCATCGCGGATCAATGTCATCGCGTCGAGCCCCTTGCTGGTGCGCGATATCCGCGAGCGAGTGAGCAGGCCATAGCCGTCTTCTTTCGCGTCGAGCGGTACGCCAATTGGAGTCATCCAATCGTGCTGCCAGCAGACCACACCTTCACTGAGGAAGCGCGGGATATCCGCAGCGAATGCGCCAGGCAAAATCATATCGCCGACGTTATCAATGTTCAGGATTCCGGCAGCGTAGCCGGTAAACTCCCCGGCATACTGGCCACCGTCGGCCATTTCAGCCTGCTTCACCTCAAACGTCAGAGTCTTTCGTTGGATCTCGTTAAATCTGCTCATTTTTCCTCGTCGATAGCCTCAAACCGTTTGACCAATTTCCGGCTCCACGCAAAGCCAGCGTCACCGCCCCACAGTGCCCACGCAATCCGCCCGTTCGACGGATAGCCGTCCTCACCGGGGCTGAACCCCTCGC